ATGAATTGGCTATGCTTGAGAATACAAGTGAAAAAATACAGCTGAATGCAATTAAAAGAATTGCACTGAAATGTAAAAACGATGCTGAAGTTCTTAAAGCAGTGCAAGACTATTTAGAAAGTAAGTGAAAAAAAACCCCTTGAAATATAGGGGTTTTTTCTTGATTATTTATATGCAAGTATGGTAATATAAGAGTGTTAGGAAAGGTTAGAATAATGAAAACAACTGTTGATTTAAAGTTTTTGGTTGAAGAAGTGATTGAGATTAGTGGGAGATATCTTCCTGGTGATTTGGATAGTTTTTATTATGAGATTAAAGACAATTTGAATGAGACAGGAATTGTTGATAAGAAGAATGTAATGAAAGCTATTAAAGATTGCAAGAATATTGATTTGGAACATTTAAGTGATATTAGAGTAAGTTTTTATTATTTTATCAAAGAAATGAATCAAAGATATTATCAGATTAGTGTGTGAGAAAAAAAGAATGTATGTATTAGAAATTGCAGATTTTAATGAGTTAGAAGATAAGCAAGAATTATTATTTAGTTCTTTATCTGGGGCGGAAGATTATTTGGACAGGTTGATTATTGAATGTGTGAAAGAGCGCAAGTTCTCTATACTTCAAGAATTAGAAAGTGGTCACATCAGGCAAGTCGGAATAAAGTACAAGCTTTCTGAAAAAATGGAGCTTTACACTATTGATATGAAAGTGTGACAAAAAAAAGACTAGGACAGATTTCTAGTCTTTTTTTTTGTTTTTTCTCCCCAGATAAACAGTTATTCTTATACTATTTTTTTAATCTATTGGATTTTGGCTCTTTCTTTTTTTGCCCATTCGAAACCAGCATCTCCACCCCAAAGTGACCAAGCGATTCTTCCGTTTGATGGATAGCCTTCTTCTCCTATGTTAAACCCTTCAGCTTTTTTGTCTATTTCGTGTCTGGAGAAGAAAGCGAATATTTGTTTAACATCTGAATCTGATATTGGTTCTCCAGCTATTATTTGTTTAGCTCTTGCAAAACCAGGATTACTACCACCTCGTCCAAATTCTTCTCTCCAAGCAAGTCCACGTTTAGCTTCTTCTTTCATTTTTTCTGTTGGAAGGGCTTTAATATTTTTTTGTGGTTCTATGTTTGGATTTTCTGTAAGTATTGGTGTTGGCATAGAATCTGGGTGGAAAACTTGTTCGTCTGTAGGGTTGGTTCCTATTCCTAACATTCTTCTTGCTTCTGCTCTATCAATAATTCCAGAGATATATAATTCTGAGATTCTTTTAGCAAGGTCATCAACATCATCCATTAGGGCTGTAATTTTGCCCAAGTCCCAGTCGAAATAGTCACCTTTTTTGCTTTCAGAAAACTCATACATTAGGTTTTGTGTAATAGATTCTGCAAGTGTTCTTAAGAGTGGAATAACTCCTTGATTCCAGGCAGATTGTTCAGCTTCTTTCAAGTTAGCGTAAGTTGAGTTTTCTAGTCCTGCGCTCAAATTTAATACAAGGCAGTTAAGTCCTAGTGCGCTTGATATTCTTTCTTCTGGAGTATGTCTAATTGCATCAAGAGCCATATCATTAGGTGAAAATGATACTCTTTCAAGTTTAAAAGGGCCTGACATAACAGCGATAGAACCTGCATTATCACCTACAAAAGAGTCTGTAAGTCTTTTCTTCATTGTGCGCAAGTCATCATCAGACACATCAACAACATCATCTTTAACATCTGGGCTTACCATAATTGAAGGAAGTCCAGCATTAGCCATAAGTCCATAAGCTGTTGAGGAAGCTTGGTTGTCTGTAGCTATTTCCCTTAATGTGCTTGAGAGGGGTGATCGTCCGAGTCTAAAGTCTACTGGGTCTCTTCCGTAAGCGATGTGAATTATATCATCAAGTTCAACAGCAAATTGTCTTCCATCAACCACATAATTCCATTGCACAAGAGCATTAGTATCATCTCCAATTGGTTTAACTTGTTGTGATGGAAGAAACTGCAAGGCTATAACTTCTTTAGTTTTAGAGTTTCTTATTTTTCTAATGTATGCATTTCCGTAAAGTTTGTAGTCAATTATAATGTTGCTCCAAAATCTTGTTGGAGAGAGTTGAAAATTAGGATTAGAAATAAGGTCTAAGATTGGGTGGTTTTCATTTTTCTCATAAGCACCATCAATATTCTTTTGATAAACCATAGGAACGGCTTGAGAGAAAGCTTTAACATAGTAGTCCATTGCAATTGCTACGATGGAGTTAAGCATCAAGTCACCAGCTACTACACTCCAGTCTCTTGAGGATGAAGGTAAGCGTCTTGATAGCATTGCGTACAAGTCATTACCACCAATTCCTGTAAGATAACCTTGTTGTCTCATTCTTAGTGGAAGAGGCAAGTTCTCATCAGTAATTGCTTGGTTAACCTGTTTTGTGTTTTTGAAAAAGTCGAATAAGCCCATATTTAAATCCTCAAGTTTGCTATTTTATTATTACACAGCAAAAAATCTCTTAACTCTCACCTTGGCTAACTCATCAAATGCATCAGCTAAGGCATCCACTTGGTCATCATTTTTGGAGTATGGAAAGTTGCTAATTTCTCTAATAAACTCAGCATTCCAGTGTGCTTTTACCATACCAACATTTCCATTATTCACTTGTATTGCAACAGGTTCAGCTCTTGTTTCTTTATTACCAGAGATTGCTTTTGCTATTACTAAATAACCAGCCAAGTGTTTTACGAAGTGGTCTATTAATGACTTACCTGCTGCTCCTGGGTCTTGTGGTAGTCTTATTCTAGTATCTTTACCATCATTATCAGCTATTTGAAGTATTGCTCTATCTCTTTTATCAGTGGAAGCTTGTTCTCTATAAACATCAAGAATCCAATATTTTTGAGTTTCATCAACTCCAAGTAATAGTCCCACAGTATAGTCACCCTTGCCAGATGATGCTGCCAAGTCATAAGCTCTTACCTTTCTTAAAATATTTCCAGGGTTACCAATTTCTATTCTTTCTGGTTTAAATAGTCCACCTTCTTTTGGCACAGGTCTTTGTTGATATAATGCGGAAAAACCAAAGTCACCCATAGCTTTTTTAATTTCTAATAGTTTTTCCAAGTTGTATCTGGTTGGCCATAAGGTTTCGTTTTCTAATCTTCCTAGCAAATCATTATCAGGGTCATCACAAATTGCAGGTAATGATAGGACAGTCCAGTTCTCAGGTTCAGTTTCTATAGCTCTTGCAATAATGTCATTTTCGGACCATCTAGTATTGCAAATGATAATAGCTCCATCAGGTTCTAGTCTTGAGTAGCAATCTTCTCGGTAAAAATCTTCAACTTTGTCAGATTGTATTTTAGAATTTGCTTCTTCTCTGTTTTTAACCAAGTCATCCAAAATAATTAGGTTAAATCCAATTCCGGTTCTGGGGTTACTTGTGGATGCTGCATAGTAGTAGGAATTATTAACAGCTCTCCATTCATCTACTGAGGCATTTGTTTCATCAAGCCCAATAGTTTCGCTCATTATCTGTCTAGTTTTTCTGGAGAATCTTCTTGCAATGTTTTGGTTATATCCTGCCACCATTACATTAACATTAGGATTCTTACTCATAAAATAAGCTGGAAATCTCACTGTTACTGTTTCTGACTTTCCGTGTCTTGGAGGTAAGTTTATGCACAGTCTTTTTATTTCACCACTCATCACTTTCATTAAATATTCGCTAATGAGTTGAATATGAGGATGTGAAAAAGTAAATAGTTTTGGAGAGTTAAGAGTAAGATATTTTATATAATCATTCTTTTCTTTCTGGTAGTTCTTGGACAGTAATATCTCTTGTCTGACCTGGTCCACTGAGGCTGTGGCTTGCTTGGAGAATTGAAAGTGTCCATTGCTCAAGTCTGGAGTGAAGCTCTGCAATATCTTTTGCCGATTCTCCCCTAATGTATCTTTCATCTGTTGCTACCTCTGCTATCCTATTCATTGCATCCAAATGAGTGGTTAAACTTTTCGCAATCATATCTCCAAGGTTATTTCTTACCTGTTCTAAATATTCCTGCGGTTTTGGAGCCAATTCAATATCTTTCCTTAGTCTTGCAATATAATCGTGTCCAACTTCACATTCAGCTTTTATTTCTTGGTCTGTTTTTCCCAACAGAATCATTGATACGGCTGTTGATTGGCACTCTGGTGTTATTTCTCTTTTTGGCATTTGTATTCAAGGTCTTCCAGTCTTATTTTTTCTTTCCATTCTTCGTGCTTCTTTTTTAGGAAAGCAACAACCTCATCCCTATCACCATCAATTGCATACACAAGAGCGTCAATTTGATGTTCTTTAGGATATCTTTGACCTCTGAACCAATAACCTACAAGAGAACCAGAAACACCCATTCTTCTGCCTATTTTTTCCATATCAAACTTGGTGATTGCTAGTCTTTCTTCATCCTTAATTCTAGGATTTAATGTTTTTCCACCTTTTCTTGCCATTACACTATTTTTTCGGAGTCACTAAAATACAATGATTCAATGACAACCTTATCCTGTTCGATTAAATGTATGATAGATTCTTGAGGATTTCCTGCATATTCGTAGAGAAAAGCCTTAACTTCTTCAGCACTCATAAAATTTCCATTTTCTTTGGTTATTGCTATTTGAATGCGACAACTAACATTAACCTTTTCAACTGTCTCAATAGTTTCCATATTATTATTATAACCTGTCAGATAATATTACTTTAAATATCTTAGGAATTCCTCTATTCCCTCGATATTCCTAAGTTTTATCATAGCCCTGTTGATTAGACCTTCAGAATCAGCACTAACTATTTTGTCTATTTCTTTGTATGTGAGAGAGAGATTATTATCAAGACCAAATTTGAGTTTAATGCAAGTGATTTCGATTGGTCTTAAGGTTTGTAATATTTGTTCTATTGCTATCTTTTTTTCATCTATTTCCAGTTTAGCATCACTTATTTGGAAAATAGAATCAATCTCTAATATTTGAGTATTTTTAACTTCCACTGCTGATTTGAGAGTATTAAGTGTGGTTCTCTTGTTAACCATTGGAAGTAGCATTTCATCTGTTACTTCCTTTTCAGTTTCAATATCAAGTAGTTTTAATGTGGCTAAGTTAACGTGAGCAGGTACTTTTATAATTCTATTGTGTTGTTCAATAGCTCTTCTTATGCGACCTAAAACATAATGACCAGCAAGAGTATTGTATTTGTAACCTTTTTCAGGAACAAAGTTTTGAGCAGCAGATATTAGTCCTTCAACTCCATATTGTAATAAGTCTTCGTAAAGAATATTACACCATAAGTATTTTTTGGATATCTTATGCACCATATTAATGTTTTGGTCAATGAGAATGTTTAATGCTTTTTCTCTATTGCCATTGTTAACTTCATAACACAAGAAAACCTCTTCTTCAAAAGAGAGGTTTCCATTTTTGTTATTTCTAGACCAGTTAAAGTCTCGCCAGTTCTTTATTTTTTGCATACAAGTACATTAGTAACTCTTCTTCAGTACATCCTGTTGCTTGAGCTATTTTCCTAATGGTTTTAACTCTAGGCATACATTTTCCACTCATCCACTTACTTATCAACGGTTGAGAAACACCTAACTTATCTGCTAGTTCTACTTGTGTTAAACTGGTTATTAGCATATCTTGTTTTTGCATCTTACTATTCCTCTTATCACTACTATTATAACATCTTTGGTTCTTTTTCTCTATCCAAACCAAGATTATTATCCAAAAATATCCTTTTTGAGTGGTGTTTATGACCAGTACGATTTTAAGAAGTACTGGTCATTGGTAACGCTTCAAAACCTTTAGGTTTTGCTTTTCTTATCCTAATAACATATGGCCAGAGTCTCTGGCCAATTATAGAAGAGAATTAGTTCTGCGGTATTACTATATAAGCAGAACCGCATAACCGCTTAACTAACTTTTTAAGAAGAAAATGGTGGAGTTATTCAAACCCTTCTTAGAGTCTATTTGTGGAATAGTTTCTAAAAGCTTAGTCATCCATTGGTCTGTGAAAGCTAATCCATTATCTCGAAAATGCTTGAATAAAACTGTCTTGTTACTGTTATCCTTAAAAAGCTCTAGAACCTGCTCTTTTGATGGTTTTTCAGCCTTAACTTTTGGTTCTGTGGTAATAAGAACTAACTCATCACCACAGTTTTGAAATTTGAAAGGAATAGGTTTTGGTAACTTTTCAGCATTTCTTGACTTTAGTGATTTAAATGTTTTGACATCATCATCGCTATCAATCACAAAAACGTTGTCACAGATATTAAAAATACAAGAAGCACCTCTAATATCTTCTCTTGTGAGGCATTTTGGATTGTTGTATTTTGAAGTGTGATGAACTACCAAAACAGTACATATGGCACTTACTTGGTTTAAGAAATCCATAAACTCTCTCATATCTTTGTTAGAGTTTTCATCTAATCCATTACTACTAGAGTTAAGTGAATCAACAACGATTAGATTAGCACCTTCATCATCAACAAACTCTTTCATTTTTTCAATGAAGAATTGTTTTTCACTCTCATTACTAACGTCTGGAAAAACATTATTATAATAGATGAAGTTGTCATTATCATCTTGGAAGTTAATCTTTTCCATTCTCTTGTAGAAGTATTTTTCTTTCATTTCATTGTCGAAATAAATAACACTTCCATTTTCACAGTCTTTGTTTAAAAAATCTGAACCATTGATAATCGCTCTACAAATGTCCATAGCAACATATGTTTTGCCTGTAAATGATGGAGCAACAAGAAGGTTTAATGAGTTGGTTTCAATCAAATCTTCAATTAGAAATCTGTCATAGGGTTCATTCCTATACTTTGCTTTCAACGTACTGGTCCTTTTGTATTTATTAAATAACATTTTTTTACTTTCCTTTTCCAAACTTAGCAGAAAACTGTTCTCCACTATCAACCATAGTGTTGATAATGAAAACGCTCTCATTAAAATCAAAATATAATTCTTTGAAATAATAAGTGGTTTTGAATGTGCCTAAAAATAATCTGGAGTTTGGACGAAATTGATGATTAGCATTGTCCTTGTTCCAGACATATATCTCTTCCAGCTCTTTCATTACACTTTCAGATATTTCAAAAACATCACAGTGCTTTTTGCCAGAGATAAAATCTTTCTCTAATATGATTGCATTGTTAGGCTTGATTAACCATAACTTTTGATTAATCTTGTCAGTAGCATTTTCTTCAATGAGGATATGAATTCCTGGTAGTGGAAAAAAACCTAACTTTGCATCTTCCTTGTAGAACGGATTCTCTTCGTTCCATTCATTGTTAACATCAACCAATATCTTGATAAACTTATTCACTTGGGGTTCCTTTTCATATAACCATTAGGAATATATCAGTTATTCAAGTTGTTGTCAATACCCTCCTTGCAAAATTATCAAAAAAGGTATAGAATATTTTTGTGGCAAGAGAAACAGAATCAAATGTGCATATTCCTATTGTTAGCTGGATAAAGGCTAATGAGGAGGAGTATAGAGTTTTGAAGACAATTTTTCATTGCCCAAATAGTTTTTTTGGCACGTCTTTTTCAATTGTGGCGTGGTTAAAAAAGCTGGGTTTAAGAAGGGGAGTTTATGATTTGATTGTTCCTGTTGCAAAGGGTGGTTATGCTGGTTTGTGGATAGAAGTTAAAACTCTCAAAGGAAAATTGTCCACAGAGCAAAAAGATTATGCGAGATTAATCAATGAGCATAGCGACATTCCAACACTTTTTGTTGTTGTAACTGATGCTGAAAATGGAATAAAGACTATCAAAAATTATCTAAGTATAGTATAATAATTTTGTTAGACGTTCACCTATATTTTCCTATTCCTTAACCAATAAAAAAACCAGGCTTATCGCCTGGTTTTTTTAGTTTCTCTTATCAACTGTTCTTTCGAAGTGCAATTATTAATCAATGTAATGTAGTCCTTTCAATGTAAAAAATGCCATATTTTCTGTAAGTTTCTGCAAATATTTCCATTTCTAATGTTTGCATATAGTGATAGGAATATTCGTTGTTTAAATCCAATATTATCAATAAGTCCTCATAAAACCGCCCTTAATGCCAAGAGCAGTCCAACTTCTCTTTTTTAAAAACACACCTCCACCATTTGCATCTACTCCAGGTCCTCCACTAGTATTCCCTTCCACAAGTAAGACACCACTTTCGTTGGAAGATATTACTATTCCACAGTGATAGATTCTTTTCTTTTCAGATGAATAAAACAATGCAACGTGTCCTTTTTGCACAAGTAATGGATTAGCTTTCGCTTCTGCTACAGATGTCCAAATACTATTGTTTTTAGCATATTTTTCCCAGTTTGGAGTATAGCCATCAAGCTTTAAGAATGATTTACTTAGTGTCAAGTCAAGTTGTTCAGCAGCAACAATATAACGGTATTTGAGAAATGCTGCGCACCAAGCAAAACCTTCTTCAAGTCCTACAGTTTTCAAGTATTTCTTAACAGCTGGACCGTGGTTATCTTTGTCAGTCTCAGTCACTCCAATATTTTTAACTGCTTCGTCTGCTGCTAGTGTTGCTATTTCTTTTTGCATAATTTTTATTAAAAATAAAACTAAACTAACTGAATGTGATTCCATAATCCTGTGATGAAAGCACTGTGATTCCATTTGTAGCGTGAGAGTATACTAGGTATGGAACGTCATCATACCAGTACGCTGCAAGACCATTAGTAGTAACATTTCCAGTGACAACTATTGAGGATGCAACTACTATTTGTCCTACGTTATCAATGCCTACTCTTTTAATGCTTCCGCCACTATCTGTTGTTCGGAAAAAGTGCAGTTCATATCCGTTTTTGTTAATAGCAAGAGCTGGTTGTGTTCCAGTTCCTAGTGTTGTTGCCATTCCTGCTACTCCAGTTATTAAATTTGCAATCTCATATCTTTTTACACTACCAACTAAATCTTCGATAGTAGCAATAATTTGGTTTTCATCTGTTTTAGTTTTCCATCTAACAGCACCATTTTGGATATTTATAATATTAGTATTCAAATAAATGAAATTAGAAAAGTTATGAGTGTCTGATAAGATTAGTGTAAGAGTTCCAGAATTATCATATCCAATTAAATGCTGATAAAAACCACTAATATCAGCACTAATAATATTAGCATCTGGTGCAATAACATAATAAAAAGCACCTCTATTACGTTTTGCATTAAAAGCAGTTGGAATATTAACTAAGTTAGCATTAAAGTTAATTCTAGTGTTTATTTGTCCAGTACCGCCAGGTAATCCTGTTTGATATCCACCTAATACATCAGTAGTTGCTTCACCTTGATAAAAACCAGTGTTAGTTTCATATCTTACATTTTGACCAAGTTGAGATTGTTGTACTAAACCGTGACCAACAGAACGTAGACAAGAAAAGCTATTAAGAATTAAACTTGTCTCACCTGGTGTCTCTATTCCAAAAGCATCAAAATAATCTGGAGGATAAGTAGTGTTTATCCTATCAAAAATCATTTGAGTGTAAATATCTCTATCACCAGATTCTTGACTCAAATCTCTAAGAATAGAATAGTTAGAAACACCATTAAGATATTGAAGTCCGTTACCATTAAGCCAAGATGCATAAGCAATAAACTTATCAAATCTGTGTGTTAAGTATGCAGAAGAACCAGCTCCAGAATAAGATGCTGAAGCCTGCCAACCAGTGTGAATAGTATAATTATTTCCATTAGGCATTCTTCCAACTCTGTTTTGAATGTTATTGCAAAGGCCTTCAACATTTAATTTGTCAGTTACTATAGGCGTACTTTGGCTTATTAAATATTCATATGAGAGGTCATATTCTTCTTCATTTTTTCCATCAACATCTTGTTCCCAAAATCTTCTCCCTAAGAAAACTCTTGTTGGACTATTAGTTTGCCATTGAAAAAAACCATTAGAAGTATTTCCAATTGAACCTTGACCTGCAGAAAATGGAGCTATTAATGATGCTTTACCTGTGTTATCATTTCTTGTTAACTTGAATTGAGATACTGTAATATTTCCAGTTGCTATAACATTTTGAATTTGACCAATGCCATACATATCCTGATTAATAGTTCTTCCAGTTCCAGATAAATCTCCCCAAATAAAGTTGATTCTTGGATATGGATTATCTTGAGATTGTGTATTTGGAAATGGAAAAGTAGTATGAGCAATTCCAGCAAAACATAAGTCTATTCTTGTTGTTGCTGTTCCTGCTGGCCAAACAACATCATAATCTAAGATAGTATTTGTGCCATTTTGAGAAATAGTAACTTTTCCATTTTGAGGAACAGTAGTAGCATTTCCAGCAGTAACATCTAAATATCTGTAACTTGCAAATGAATATCCATTTGGATAAGTTCTAGAGTTTCCAGTACCTGCTAAAACAGTATTTTTAATGTGATAAATATCTGCTCCAGGTTTTGACCAAGCACGAAAAGGTAATCTTGTGGCTTCAATATAATCCCCATTTGCATATAAAGATGCTTGGGTAATAGTGTTTGAAATATATCCACTTGGAAGATTATCAAATGCTAAGTTTTCAAAATTATCAACTCCGGCGAGTTTAATATTAGAGTCGAATTGATATCTTTGAAATAAGTTAGTTTGGTCAAAAGAACCAGTAAAATTAACTGTTCTTCCAGTGTAATCAAAACTATCTATAACAACATCTAAATCATCTGGAAAAGAGCTTTGCCAAGAGTTAACTATGCCCTTATTTTTAACATTTCTTTCAAAAATAACACTTGTAACAGCTGTTATTTCATTGTAAACAGGGTCTCCAAAAGCATTATCAGAACCTTGAACTTTTGCATCTACGCCTGTTGTTTGATAGAAATAGTTATTAGAATCAATAACGTGCAAATATGTGTAATCAGGTAATGCTAGTTCATTTAATGTTAAGTTATTAATTTGTAATGGTTGAACACCTGCGGAAGCACCACTAGCGTGTAGTTTTGTGCTAATAGTGTAATCATATTCTGTTGTCGCATTAGTGGTCAAAACGTGAGCATTTGATGTTACAGTAGCTCCATCCAAGCCTTGTACTGTTACACTTATGGATGGTGTTGTTCCTGATGGAATTATCTCATATAAATCAAGAGTTAAATGCGGAGGGTAGTAACCATAAGTATCATCTTCTGTAAGGTTTACTCTTCCTTGTGGATTAAAAATTGTTGTTGTGCTGAAAGTGATAGGAAATGAAACTTCTTTGAAATTATAAACTAATGGGTCTATCAAGTCAGTCCCTAATGAAACAGTTTGGCTAAATACATAACCATCAGGATAGTTTATATTAACATCACATAAGTATGTCCATCTCCAATATCCAAAGTTAGGTACATCAGCAGAACCTTTAAGATTCATATAGAAAGTTAGTTGAAATTCAAAACCAAAGTGATTACCAATATAAACATAATCTACACTTCGGTCATATTCATAAAACTCTGGTGGTTTTGCAAATGATGGGTCTACGGCAAGAATTTTTATAGTATGGTTTCCTAAAAAGGAAATACCAGAATTTCTTCCACCACGAGAAGAAATATCATCAATGCAATCACCACCAATGGGTCCAATAGGCATTAAAGAGTACTATATGTCCTTACTTGAAATTTGTATTCTGATGAGTCTGTTCCATCAAAAGCTAAAACAATAACATCAAATATTTTATTTTGTTGCAACGAAGTAGGTGTCCAAGTTATTGCTCCAGAGTTAGCATTAATAACCATACCTGGTGGATAAGTATCAAGAGAATAAGTAATGTCTTCTGTTGCTTCGGATGATGCAGAAACAACATAATTCATCTCATATCCCTGCGTAATAATCCACTGGTTATCTGCTGGTATACCTTGGTTATAAAAAGAGAAAATCGGAGGATTATTAACAGGAACATCTATCTGTTTAGCTCTGTAAGTTGCTTGTCTTACTGGAATATTTTCATCTGTAATATACTCTTGCAAGAAATCACATTGCCAATCAATAATCATATAATCTTGGTAAAGTCCAAAAATATCATATAATCTTACTAAATCACCAATATCAAGATAATTATATTGCTCAAGGTAAACAGTATAGTCATTGTAAAATCCACCATCATTATCACTAATTGCTGGAACATTCATAAGAGTAAGTTGAGAATTGTTTTGAATACTTTCTACCACTCCAATCAATTGTCCTTGTGGATTAAATATACTGTCTGCAACTTGTAACTCTGTTGTAAACTCTGTACTTGAACCTAAAACTTGATTAGTAGCACCATAAGTAATAGTTCCTAATAAGGGAATTCTATTAGTAGGAACAAACTTACTCGCATAATCCCAAGTGGTTAAAAGGTCAGATTGAAATTCTATTATTTCTCTTCCTGGTGTTAATCTTGCATAAAATTGGTCTGCTGTTTGAACCACATCAGTATTACAGTTGAGCTTATCATTAATCATTACATAAGGGTCAACTGTTCCTGTCCAGTTTCTTGGTCTATCAGCTGGAGAATAGTAAGGATTTTGTGCAGCAGTATCCTCTTTTAAATATTGGATTCTTGAACCATTAGTTTTGTCTAATCCAATGATAAAAATTCTATTAGCTTCTGGTCTTTCCCATACTCTTTTTAAACCACGAATAGTACGCTTGTAAGACTGATAAATAGGAAGACCAAATAAACTTTCAGCATCATATTCCGAAAGAAATAAATCCATTGGAACAGTTTCGAATAAGTTTTCAATGTAATCTAAATCTCTTAGTTGAAACTGGAAGAAGTTATTATATTGATTTTGATTGTATTGAGAAGGAACCCAAGCGCCACGACAAAACAAAGTAAAGTTTTGAGCATAGTCACTTCTTAACTTTTCAAGATAACCACCTACATTATCTCCAAGGTTAGCAACATAGTTATATTGACCATTAGAGTTGTTTCTATTTATAGGTATTTGATAGGTATTGATAGTATCTGTTACTTGTAAATCAGTTTTGTTAGGGTCATTGTTCCCAGCACCAGCATAGATAAGATTAACGCCAAATATCTTTTCTAAGTTAACAGAATCAAAATTTGGAGCTTCAGAATAGTAAACTTGATTTAATCTTTGTAACTTGTCTATAGCCTCGAAACCAAGCAAGGAATATTTTTCAAAATTAGGTCCTTGGATATAAGTGATTTCTGGTGAGTTAAGATAGCCTTCGAAAAGAGAAATAGGCTGATAAATCGGGTCATCTGAATATGATACATCTGCATAGTTATTAGCATTTTGAGTAACAAGTGTAAGAGCTGTATTACTAGTTATATTATTAACATAACCAATAAAAGTACCATCCTGAAGATAAAGCTTAGAATATCCATTTAATTCTGATTGGAATAGTGTGTTAATACCTACTACATCATTACCAGACTTAGAAATAGTTCCAGTAAGCATAAAACGTCTTGGTTCTAACATTACTTTGACTGGTCTATTAGCAGTTTGGTCTGGATTAACCATTCCTGCATCTTGTAATAGTTGTTGTCTTCCACTCAAGTTAAGAGTAAGTTGACCAGCTTCTTGTCTGTTAATAGATAATGTTTCTAATGCATCTGTAATGTCAGCAATACTATCTCTTGTTGATAAGTTTCTTAAAAGATAAACATCATCAAGAGAGTAGAACATAAAGCCCTTATCTGAAGATGCAGTGTCAGAAGAATCATCATCATTGTAATGATAGATTTGAAGTTTGAATTCATTTCTTACACTGTTAAAGATTCCACCATTTATTACATTTCCACTGCCATCAAGAACACTGTAATCTATTCCTAAAGTGTCTGTTGATGTTGGTAATACTGATGAGAAAAACTCTACTTGTGGATTAACAAATCTTTCAATGTATTGATTAAGATTCTTCCAAAAAATGCCTGAACCACTATAAGTTGCAACATCAAATAACTCTAACTCTGTGTCGCTATTTATTTGAGCTACTTGACCAATAAGATAGTTTTCACTTGTATAGAGCCAATCACCAACACTTATCTCAGGATTAAAGTTAGTTCCAGTACCAGTAACAATTTGAGAATCTAATGTCCAAGCTATTGTTCCTGCTAACTCTGCTTCTTTTGAGAATGTAGCATCATTAAGTTTATTTTGAGCTGCAGTTGTTAGAGTAAAAGTAGTATCATTAGTAACAACATTAACGATGCCAAGAAAAATACTATTAAGTAAGTTATTTGAATCGTAATAATAAATACGGTCACCAGCAGATATTTCACTGGTAAATAATGTGCCAGTTCCAGTAATAGTGGAAGAGCCATAATCACAAGATAATGTTCCTGTTAAATAAGTTGGCAAAGCTGGAGGACTGGAAGCTGTTTGAATCCTTTGTGATGTAATGTTCCAGTTGTCCAAAAAGTATAGTTTTGCAAGCTGAAATTGAACCTTTCCGTTAGGTATTTGAATAGAAAAGGTGCCTGAAGGTGTGATTATAGGTTGAGAAGATATGTTTGGTGGTTCAACTGCAGGTATTTGAGCATTATAAACATTAACATTTGCAGGTGGGTCTGGTAAGTTTAAGTCAGGAAAACTAATGCTAAAGTTAAGTCCATAAGATGTTAAAACTAATAACTCTTTTCCACGGCAAGGAATAATAAAAACATCATTATATTGGTCATTAGGATTAGCAATTGTTGATATTGGTCTTCCTTTAGAATAGTTGCTTTCAGTACGACTAAAGGATTGTATTTTTTCAGGACCAGATATTTGTATTTTTGTTACTGCATCAATTACTAGTGCATTAGTAAAATATCTTCCAACAAAAGTAATAACTGCATTTGATTGTAATGTTAGTTGAGTATCGCTATTAACAGTATCAATAACACCTATCAATCGACCATAAAAATCATATAGATTTTGTCCAGAAACTAACTCATAAGTAAAGTTAGAACTTATTCCATTAACAGTTTGAGATGAAGAGCTTGAGGTTATTGTTCCTGAAAGATTCTTATATCCACGAAAGACATCACAAGAGCCATCGTGTTTAAAGTTAAGTTTTAAGTCTCTGTCAATGTTAGTAGCATTTGACCAATAAACACTAATAGCAGGCCTGTCATCTTGTTCTTTCTTGGCTAATTTTGAATATGAAAGAAAGAGTGGTTCATTACGCTTTACACCTTGAGTTAAACTTACGGTAGCAGCTGTAATTAAAGGGTCACTAGCATTACAAACAATATAAGTATCGCCTGTTTTTCTATAGTCATTTTTACGCCAGTTAGAAGACCCACCAGCTCCAGAAAAAGTAAAGTCTGAAATTTGAAATCTGTAATAATGACCAGAACAGGGAGTTGTTTTATCATTCCATTCCGCTGTCATAGGAAGTGGTTTTCCCATTACAGAAAGAGTTACAGGGTCAATAATACAGTTAACAGCAGAACCAGCATCAAGTTGTGTTCCATCTGTGGCTAAGGTGTATGGTCCTAAAGTGTTTTGACGTTCTTGTGCATAATCAACATAAACTCTTACATCTAGGTCGTCAAGGGTCTTATCTCTTATTGGCATTATGACCTCCGAAAGTTAAAGTTTAAGTTATTTGAACCAGAATAGCCTCTAACAATCTTTTCCACACCACGAGTTATATCATTTGTAGCATTAATAACAGGTGATGATGTTGCTCTTCCATATGTTTTAGAGTTTTGCATTTGAACAGTAGATAAACCTTGAGCGGCTAGTTCTCCACCACCATAAGTAAGGTTTCTAAGTGTAAGCTCAACTTGTTTTTGAGTTGACTGAACAATCAAATCAAGCTTTTTACCATTCTTTTCATTGCCTTTGTCAATAGTATCTGTTACTGGACCCATTCCACCAGGCTTTAATCCACTTGGTAAAACAGTGTTAAAACCAGCATTTTTCATAATATCGTCATAAATATTTAATGCTTTTGAAACGATATTATTTTGGTCTCCAGTCATACTAGGAAGCATACCTTGAAGACCTTCAGCTGTTCTTTGAAGCATCTTATATAATGGAGAACCTTGTTGACCTTCTCTTCTTCCAGCTAAAGCATCATCAATTCTTCTATTGATAAACTTCTTTTGAAACTCTAGTTCAACAACTCTATTAGAAGCTTCCCTATTTGCTTGAGTACCTGGAAGAGTAGCTAGTCTTTTAAGCTTAGTAAAACCCAGCTCTATTTCAATAAAAAATACTCGAAAACCATCAACAAATGCAAAGTTAAAGAAATCTAAAAATGCTTTAAGTTCTTTTTCCCAAAGTTTTGTTGGCTCGTGAAATAGTTGTCCAAAAAAATTGTACATACTGTTTCCTATCTTCATTAAGTCGATAGAAAATGATGTTACAAATGCTAATCCAATAGCAAAACTTCTAGCCATTCCTGGAATTAAAGAATGAAAAATAGTTAAAGTATCGTGGATTTGTCTTTGAATCTCTTTAAAAGCTTCTGTCTTTGCAAAACCAGATAAAATGCCTGAAATTTCCATTGATATCTGTTTTAAGTTTTCAAAGAATAGTTTAAAGTTATTAAAACCTGCTGATGCATTTATTATGTCATTAAAACCTTTTCCAATAATAATATTTGCGTATTTAAATGAATCAGTTACATTTTTAAGAGTACTTGCAATGGTTCTTGGTGCTCTTTGTAACTTTGCTAATTGGTCAGTAACTTTGGTAATAAACTCTGTGGCTGGAATTTGCATTTCTTGTAATGCTTTTGTATTACCAGTTCCAAATGCTTTAACAATAGCAGCTCTTACTTGAGGAACACGCTCTGCAATTTGATTGATTTCTTCAGCAGAAATAATGCCCTTACTTTTTATCTGACCTAATGCTAACTGAACACCTGCTAAGTCTTCAGAACCTTTTCCTGCTAAAGCTAGTGCATTACCAAATTCTTTTATAGCTCTTTCTGATACTTTTGCTGAAAAACCTGCTGCTTCAAGATAAGTAACACCTTTTAAAACTTGGTCTAAAGAAAGACCAGGTTCTAATGATAATGTTCTTAATCTTTGAAGTTGATTAGAAGTACCAACAAGAGTTGTTTGATACATTGCTAAAGCAGAGATATTAGTTTCGAAAGATTTGTAGTTTTCAAATGCAGCAACTGTTAACTGCGCAATTCCTTTAGCTGCACCAATAATAGCGTGAGTAAATAACTCAGCCAAAGAAGTAGCAACACCAATTTGAGCACCTAAGCCTTTCATCAGGTTTAAGATATCATTGGTATCCTTTTTAACTTGGTTTCCACCAACGCTTTTAAATTGTATTTGAACAGTTGCTAAAGTTGCCATTTAAAATCTACTTCCAAGTAATGCTTTCAAGATTGCAGAGGCATTTTCAGCCTCTGCTTTCTCGATTTCTTTTGCCACATACGCAATTTCTGCCATTTGGTCAAGAGTTAAATCTAGTTCTGTCGGATGCCTTTTCAAATACTTCAAGCAGTAATAAAGTATTTGTCCAGAACATCCGATTAGTCGTTTTTTGCTTCTGGAATCCTAGTTTCAATGTCAGCAGTTGGGAAAGCAGCTAAAAACTCACTTAAAAGATAGAAAAAACAATCTTTATTATTTTTAGCTAAATCACCAATGCTATGTGTTGCATTAAAACTATCTCCATCTTCAGCAGTGTTAACATAACATTTGCCTAGAAGAATGATTTGATAAAGCATTGTGTCTGGATAGAACGGATATTTAATTTTTAGTTTTTGAATAATATCCGAATCTGGAAACATCGATGCAGCACTTGGCTCTTTGAATTCAACAAAACAATCTTCATTACCTTCAGTGTAATCTTTAATATTAACTTTTACTGAAGGCCTTGCAACTACTTTTTTAACTTTCGATAAACTCTTAATCATTATTGTCCTTTACTACGAAGCTACTGCGTTGAAACCAAATGCTCCCAATTTAATGGATGCTCGTTCCATTTCAACATTGTTGTTCTCGTAGGTTTGTGTTTCGGTAGTAACTAATCCTTGATAGATTATAGTTCCACCTCCACCACCCATTGCAACTTCTACTTTACAAAGATATCCAGTTTTACCTAAAAAGATTGGCCCTGTAGTATCATCAACGAAAAGTTCAATATCCAAGGTTCCTGTTAAACCTGTGGTAAATGTTGCTTCAGTGGTTGAGCAAAGAGTGGTTAAATCTTGTGTTCTTGCTTCAATTGTAGCAGAGAGTGTCTTTGCTTGACATTCAAATTGAGCAGATGGAGATGCAGGAATAATACCTGCTCCACCAACAGATTGTGCATCTGCGCCAAAACTAATGGCAACAGCAATATCAGAAACTAAAACTGGTTGTGGCATAATTTATAACCCTTATTATACTAAAGTATTGAACCTATACAAAAGTGTAAGTCCATAATCGAATCGACCGTCTCCGCTTAGCTCGAACGGTTGACTAGTGTCATATCTTTGGCAAAAGAAAGTAATACCATTGACAGTCACTTTTTGTTGACTGAGTAAAACATCTACTCTATCAATAACTGGTTTAATTCTTTGATATGATATAGAACCATTATTATTATCCCACGCTGTTACTCTATACGCAGGAATTGTATAGTATCTACCACCACAAAGAACAGTCTCGTCTGAACCAACAGAACCAGACCTAGTAAAAACTACATAAGGTAACTGTGGCATATTTTGAGAAGTTGCATCTCTTTCAGGTGCTATTTCTGAATACACACCAACTTGATAATTAGGCGCTCTTGACCCAGCCAAAAGCGTTTGCAAAGTATTATCACCTTGCAATGTTTCATATATCCACTTTTGTATTTCTAATGGTTCAAATGCCATAGTTATTCTCTACTTGATGTTGTTGGTGATTTACCTGGAATAGAAAGGTCACTATATCCACTTCTTCTATCCATAATATCTGCTAAACCTGCTTTTGCTTCTGCAATATCATTAGATGCATCTCTAATAGTTTGTTGAAGATAAGGACTCACTCTACTTACTTGACTACTACTTGAAGTACTACTCGAACCACTAGAATTTCCATTATTAATATATGAAACAACTGTATTAATAATTTCTGGAAGTCTTGTACTCATAGCTTGATTTAAAGAACTAATGATGAATGGTCTTGATGCCATTTTTGATGTTCCAAATTCAAGGTCTAAAGCATATTCTGATTTAATTTGAACATCTGATTCATCAGGATTTCTACCTAAGTTAACACTGATTCCAGCTGCTAAAGCTCCAGAATCTTTTGCAGGAAATTCTCCCGGAGCTGATGCAATATGATAACCTAAGCCACCTTTTCTTTTATATGCTTTTCCACCACCAGATTTAGATGAAATATTATCAATCATAATCTGAGCGGTAACAGAAGCTGCAGCAACAACTATTAAATCAAGATTATTTCTTTGAGTTAATAATCTAAAAGTTGCAGAATCAACTGTAACAGAATTTCCTGGCATTAGAGAGGTCTCACTAAGATTTGTAATGGGCCAAGCTGAACAACTTCTGCACCAGCAGTAAGCTCAACAATAAGAGTATATGTGCTTGATACACCAGTTACATCTGTGTCAATATCAAAGCTCAAAATACCACTACTTGCAAAATCAACTGTTGGAGTATAGGTAACCGCTAAAGCTCCAGAAATGTCATAAACATTTACTAAACAACTATAACCAGTAATGTTAAAAGGTTGCCCAAATCCATCTAAGCAGTTAAGCTGAATGGTTTGAACACTATCTGCAAGAATATCAATTCTGCCATCAGTTCCTTCGGCTATAGAGGTTAATCTATAAGGACCATTTACGATACTTACTACACTTCCAGCAACTGCAGCACTATTTAAGGTTGCTCCAGCAGTACCTGTAGTTGCAATTCCAGAGATATTGTATGTCCAAACATCACCTGCAGTAATACCAGCACCACTTGTTAATGTCCTTGGTGAATATGTCCAAACAGTTCCAGCTATACCTGACATTGAGTTAAGTGAAACTAAAACAGGATTTACTACACTACCAACACTACCTGTTACACTTCCAACGCTTCCGCTCACGCTACCTGTAATATTGCCT